TGCTGATCTATCTGAAGATGAGCTTGAACAGATCATAAAAAACTTTACTACCAAGGAAAACGAACAAGTCAAAAATTTCGTAATCAATCTGCCAAAGACCTATGCAGTTGTGTCTTATACAACTTCTGATGGTATGGTAAGAAAGATGAGATTGGATGGCGTACTGAATTTTTTTACATATGCCTAAATCACATTGACTTGATGATTTACTATAAAATTAGTTACTTCTTATCATCAAGTAATGTGTTAAGGGTAAGTGAACTTGAGGATTGCATACCATGGGAACGAGACATATATTTCAATCAACACAAGAATAAATTAGAAGAGGAAAACTCCAAGAATGCCTGAAACAGATCTACTGATGTTCCCTAGCGAATTGCCAACACCAAATGCTGGGCAAAATTCTTTGTTTGATTTTGGAAGCACTCCAAATTTGAACATGGGTAACTATTCAGGTTTGATTCCTCAGACTGATGCTCCATCTCAATTTGATTATGAATCTGGTCCAGGAATGTTTCCGGAAGAAATGCCTGGATACGATCCTGGTCTAAATCCAGACGGAGGCATTCCTGTCTTTGATGAACCTGGTCTTGGAGAACAGATGTTCCCCCCTGAAATGATGCCAGCGGATATTCCTGCTGGCTTTGAACCTTCGGGAATCCCCGGTCTAGGGGAACAAATGTTTCCTGAAGATATTCCGCAAGAAATGCAGGATGAAGTTCCCTTGGAGCTTCAGGATACTAGCGAAATAGAACAGAATGAATACGAAAGAGATAATTTATTAAAACTTCTTGAGTCTGCTGAAGGTCTAGATCAAAATACAAGAAATATTGTTCAAGAAAAAATAAATTCTTTAGATACAGAAATCCAACAGCAAAAGCAAAAAGTCGATATGCTTTTGTCTAGAAAAGGTGCTGTAGTTAGTCCCGGTGCATCTTCTACGATGGACAAGTACAGAGTTGTAAATGCTTCCTCCGGATATGAGGATGATTTACGAAACTTTCTTGCAGAAATAAAAAACCCTCCGATGTGGAGGGTTTTGGGCTGAGAGGATTTTAGTCTTCCTTTGCCAGTCGCTTGAAGTATTCAAGCGCATCCTCGTCTTCGTCAGGCTTGGGAGCCTTACGAGCAGGAACGGCCTCAGCCACTTCGTCCTCGTCCTCCGCTCTCTTAGCGGCAGGGGCAACGCTGCGAATGTCGCCACCGAGAACATCGTTCAGCTTCTTCTTGAGTTCGTCGTATGACTTGAACTCACCAGGAGCAACAAAGTCCTGAAGCTTGTACAGAGTCTTCCACAGCTTCTCAAGCTTCTCATCGTCACCCTTGTAGAGTTCGGTAGCACCATCAAACTCCGACTTGTCGTAGTTGGTGTACCCAGCGACCTTACGAATCTTCAGCTTGAAGTTAGCACCCTTCCAGAAGTCGAATGGGTTGATGGCTTCCTCGTCCTTGAACTGAGGCTGCATGGCCTCCTGGATCTTCTGGAAGATCTTCGTACCGTACTTGAAGAGGAACACCTTACCTTCGTTCTGGGGGTTTGAAGGATCGCTGACAACAAGGATGTTGCTGATGTAGGTTAGCTTACGCTTACGGTTACGGGCAATGTCCTTGTCCTTCTCGACACCGCTGTTCCAAAGTTCGCTATTGGCTTCACAGATCGGACACTTCTGACCAAGCGTGGTTGGGCAGTTGTCGATCAGCCAGCCACCCTTGCCTTGGAAGCCGTGTGAGTAAACCTTGACCCATGGAACATCTTCACCTTCGCAGGCTGGGAGGAAACGAATCACGGCATAGCCGTTACCCGCCTTGTCAACTTCTGGCCTCCAGAACCGATCATCCTTGTAATCGGCAGTCTTGTTTAGGTCTTCGATCTTCTTGGTAAGATCTTCAATGCTGGACTTCGAACGCTTCTTAAAATCGCTAAATGACATATAGTCTCCTTAAATTTTTCCCAAGGAACTCCCTTGGCCGATGGTGTAGTATACCAAAGTCTGGTGATTAGTCAAAAAGGAAGTTTGGCCTTTTTGGGTAAAAGATGCAGATCTCTTCCCTCTTCGACTAGTTTTTCGATTATTGGTTTTGTTAGAAGCTTAGATGCTCCTTGCGGTTCCATATTATAGTCTTCGCAAATTTTTAATATAGCATCCATATAAGTAGAATTATGTTTTGAAACATAATCTATTACTAACTTAGAAAATTGATTTTTAAATGTTGGTTCGATAAGCATAATGAATACCCTATATAGTTAGATTAAATTGGAGAAATTATGGCCGTAAATGACGCAAATTTGCAGATCAATGTTGCTGGTGGAGCCACTGCCACCATTTCCACAGACTTCGTTATTGATTCTTACGGGGCTACATCTCATGTTCAGCTCTTTAAATTGGTCTGGGGAAACACCAGTGATGCAAACAGAATAACTACTTCTAATCCACTTCCTACCTACTTAGCATCTACTGGTGTAACATTAAACACAAACGCTAGTATTAGTGGTGGTGGTACTGGAGGATCCGTACCAGTAGTAAATTATACCGGAACTTCTCTAAAAGTAAATGGTTCAGGTCTAAATAATGCAGTTTTAACTCAGGATCAGGCTGGTAATACTCTTTTGACTGACATACTTGCTGATACAGCAAATATGGATAGCAAACTAACCAGTGGAGATTTCATAATTAAACCAATTGGAGTCGGTCCTACTGGAGCAACTAGTGGGGCTTATGTCCGCTTATTCGATCCTACAACTAATCTCATCGCTGGGGTTTCAAATGGCGGTGGTAGTCCAGCATTGATGGTCCAAGTCCTTGGTGCTCCAATTACCTTGACTGCAAATGTAAATCCAGCAGTTGCCATTTATAACTCCGGAACTGGTCCAGTTTATATTCAAGGATCTACTGGTACACCAGTTAGTATTACGGGTGTAACTCTTGAGTCTTTACTTACCACAATTAACAATTCTGGAATTTCTGGTGCAACATTCACATCCAGAATTCCAGTAATTGAAACTCTACTAACTGCTGGTACAGCAAAAGTTACAGTAAATTCGGAAACTTTACCAAGCTCATTGTTAACTGGATTATTTACAGCTACCACAACAGCTACTGGAATGTATCCTGGAGGATTTACATGCTCTAAAGGAGTTAATCTAAAATCTTATCCGACAAATACTCAATTTGTCTTTATAGGAGAATCAGGATTCACTTATGGATATCCACTTGATGCTGGTGAAGAAATATTCTTAGAAGTTTCAAATATGAATAAACTCTTTGCTAAGAGTGGTGGTGGCAGCACAGGTCAAAATATTTACTTTATAGCAAGATAAGATGTCAAAAAATAGCAATATTGTTTTAACCAAAACATATGGATCGTATGGAATCAATATTACAAATTCCTACACAGATTTTGATTTAATTGGAAAAGAATTAAAATCAAATCCTTTAGTATATTTTTATAATTCTTTTGGTAAAGCAATTTTTGATTATTCTGAAACTGTAGATTTAGACGATATTGAACTATTAAATTTATTTTTACAAGGTATAACAAATGGAAATACCTTTACAGTAAGTAATGGTTATTACATAAAAGAACAAGATGGTATAACATCATCTATAAATGGTGTTTATCAATTTGATGGTTCTACTGGAGATAATATATTTTTAACTACTGTTGTATCTTTGACAGGAATTAACAACGCAGAATATAGATACGAAAATGAATATTTCGTAAATCCTCCAAAACTTGATTTAAATACTGGATTTACAGGAGACACAGCATATATCATAAAATCTGTAACTAATTCTGGAGAAATTACAAAATTAGGTCTTTATGAAGATGATTTAGTAGAAATATCCTATGCAGGAAATACTGCTAATATTGATAGATTAAATGTCGAAAAGGTAGAAGTATCAAGTGATGGTGAAGAATTTATTTTTGTAAAAGAGCCAATTGTAAATGATAATAGAATTGGTTTATGGACAACTATTAATGTTTATACTAGAGGTAATGCTACAACAGAATTATTGTCTGCTGATCAGTCATTATTAGGTTCTTCAAATGTTTTTGATAAAACAGGAAATTTTCTAGCTTGTTATGATAATCAAAACGAACTTCAAAGTTATTTGCGCAAATTTGCATATGCAGATAAAGAAAGTTATTCTGTGTGGGGTTATGGGGGATCGTGTAGATCTGTTGCCATAGAATCTGGTGGTATTGGTTCTAACTTAGTATATGATATACTTGTTTCTGTAAAATATGGAACAAACGGATTTATTATTAATAATATTTTACGTCCTACACTAGATTTAGTATCAGGAAAAAAATTTCTATTCTATCAAGGACACTCTTCTAACTATATTTCAAATCCTCCTCAAATAGTTTTTACTAGAGTGAAAGGAAGTGTTTCTTCTAAAAATTTATTAGGAGAATACTATATTTCTAGTGGTGTTCCTGGAAAAGATAATGCATATACTGTTTTAACTATAGATTCTAAAACACCAAAATTATTTTATTATGAAAATTTAAATT